CACCTAACGCACTCCATACAATTTTAGCTCTAGCTTCTTGTGCTTTTCTTTCTTTAGCTTCCTCAGTTAAAGGTAGGGTGTTCATCCAAGCCACCCAGTCTGCCCACGTAGCACTACCACCGCCAGTAGTATTAGCGCTGGCAGAAGAGGTGAAAGGGTTTAACCCAGCCGCAGCGAGCGCATTAGCATCCATCTGGGAGCCCGCAGCGAGCGCAGGGTTTGGGGCTGTTGCTTGTAGTGTAGGAATGCCATAGTCGGCTGCTACTCTAGCAACGCACTCTATATCCAAAGGGTCACATTGTCCTACTTCAGTTTCAAAATCCATACTTTTACTCGTCTATCAACACGCCCTGAAACGAGGCGCTTACTTGGTTATTAGTGGTGGAGGCCAACGCACGGCACTCTATGTCGGTTTTAGCCGGGATTGGCAAAGGGTAGTTAAAAGGTGAAACATTATTGTCGCTCTGCATTACCTGAATGAATCGGGTTCTAAACGCATTAGTAGCCACTTCTCGCGTCTTAAACTTTGCTGTAACGGAATGATCTGCTGCTGAAAGAGCTGCGGTAAAAGTAATGTCATCAACATATAGCGTCTTACTGGCAGGGACAGTGTACACGGCCATTTGGGTCTGGTTAGCACTTCCAAAACTTGCGTATATTACCGGGGGTACCCCAGCGGTAGCTCCCGTTGTACCTACGTAAACAGTACCAGCACTTCCTCCGTTTGATCCTGCTGTAAGCACGTAAGCTCTAAAAATTCTTAAATACTCTTTCGTCGTAATTACTTGGGTTTGACCATTCAGGGCAATATCTTCTTCTATCTGAAGATAATTGGCATCTAGTCCCTGTACCTTTATAGTGCGTACCCCCGTACCACCGGGGCTGACATCGTTAGTGTCACTACTGGAGATATATACTTCCCCCGCTGCACCGGGATAAACCAAATCGCCACCCCCACTCCACACAGTCTCTTCAACAGTGTCTACATCAGCATTAAAACCAAATTTAAACAGGGAAGTAGCCCCTGTAACTTGGCCTTCTGCAACTCGTAAATTGTATGGGACGGCAGTAGCCACGGCGTTCCTCAATGCGTTATCTAACTGATTGAAATATAAACGTAATATATTATTAAAACGATCTATATACCTTTTACTATAAGTAATTGGTCCCGTGGGTAAAACTGGGGCAACAACTCTGTTACTTTCATCTGTTACAGTAGGCATTATCGTCTGCCATCAGGACGCATATCTAAACGTGGAGAACCTAACTGCCACGCTACACCCTCTGCTGTAGACTCCATCTTAAAGGCTAACTGCCTTCCCCTTATCCTTACGTACACCTGCCCTGTAAACTGCTCAATAGGCACCGTTGCGGATCGTGTTATGGTACTAGCGGAATTTCCCCCCTCAGATAAAGGACTGTTGTACCCAGACCCTGAGTTAGTCATAGGAGAAAGGGTCATAACCGCTGCAGGATTAGCAGCACTGGACCCATCAAACGTTACATCTGGCAGCATACGATTAATAAGCACAAAAGAATGCCCGTCATCCAAATCGAACTCAGAAGACACTATAAAAGCCGCTATGGCTGCCGTGACGGCACTTTCTTTATTGTCATTGCCTTTCTCATGGTCTACCAAATTGTTGCTATACGTGGCTGCTATGGGCCTGTCCCTAAGACCTGAATCTAACCACGCAGTACGTGCTAAATTGCCGTAATACCATATATCTTCTAAGTAGTTGTAAATTACATACCGGTCAACAGCAATTTCACCTTCAGAACAATAGAACCACCACACTTCGTTAAACCCTTCATTAGTGCCTGCTACTACTTGGCTAAACTGTGCTGTGTTAATGTCATTAAAAATGTAACGTTTAACATTACAAGGTAATGTCATTACTGTGCCGTCATATTTATAAAACTTGTCTTTGCCCATCCAGTAGGCAGTGCTACCGGCATAAGCTGTAGCATTCTGGCTTGCAATGGAAATGTTATCTCCCATTAACTGTACGTTCCACACAATGTCACCACCTAAGTACTGCAGGGAATAAAGTGCGGAATCAGTCCATACCAACACTTCCTGGCGAGCTTGCACCACAGCAATGATTTCGGTTCCGTGCGAAACTCGCAAACTACCCGCAGTACCCGTAGGGGTAACGCCCCAATCGAACGCATCTTCTTGGTTAGACCACCGTATAAGCATCGGGTCTTGCGTGGCACTGCCTATAACATTTGTACCAAAAGCAAATACAAAACGAAAAATGTCTGAAACACTGACTATATTAGTTATGGTAGGAACATCTACAGAAGCAGGGTAGTTAGTAAGATTTATAATTTCCCCGCGTACCGTAGCCCCAGTGCTTGCATACCAATAACAAACAGGACCAGCACGGTAAGCAAAAACTAAATCTTCCCCAAAGTTAGATTGACTCCACAGACGTATAGCAGATGAAGAAGTTTGAGAATAACCCCAAGTCCCCAGCCCCCACGGCCCTGCACCCCATCCACTAAAAGGCACAGCGGTAGCAGCACCTGTATTAAGCTGATATGCGCCTACGACAGCAGCACCACCGTTCCCTGTGTCTGAAACGTTAGCAGTAACAGTAACACCTAAAGTATCCTTGGCAGCTACAGTGTAAGTATCATCGGTAAGTACAGTAGAAATTTCGTATTCTTGGTTAAGGACAGCAGCAGTTATATTGCCGCCCAGAGACACCGCTCCAGAGAAAGTTACAAAGTCCCCTGCATTAGCTCCGTGAGAAATGTTGGTTATGGTAAGAGTAGAAGAACCGTTGGTAGCTGAAAAAGTTATAGCCCCTGCTATAGTAGTTGTACGTATAGGCGTTATATCGTAGTAATTGCCGCCACGCTCAATATAATATTTAAGATTAGTGCCTACACTAATAAGATTTTGACCCCCCAAAGTGATCCAGTTCCACAAAGAACGACACACCCCTAAAAACGTGTTTGCAGAGATGCGTTCCCAGCCCCCAATTTTTTCAGGCATACCCTTACGGAACCGGACTTTATCCGATTCATACCAACCACCTTCAGTGGTATAACGGGTGTTTTCCCGGTCAATTCCGGGTTTTAATTGGAGTTTTTTTAATGGCACTATTTAACCTCATTACAGATACGCACCAGTTTCAATCATATTGGCAAGTTCTACAGCACGCCCTTTAACGTCTTTCCTCCATTTTGAATCAAGGAATTCAGCAGCGGCAGTACTGTAATTAGCAGCTTCCATAGCTGCTAGAGCGCGTCGAAAACCACGTAATCTGGTGGCTCCGAGGTTAAATGCAATATTAATAATAGCATCTTTTCGGACATCATCAAGGTCGCCGAACCACGAGTATTCGGTCTTTAATTCCTTAATCACCCTGAGAATGTCATTTTCCAGGAGATAATCTACTTCATCACCCGATAAACCTATACCCCCATTAGCATCTACATTACGTCCAATACCTAACGTCCAAAATCCCGCTGGACATTTATACAACACATGACGGTCATTGGTTTTAACTTCACCTTCGTGCCTTTTTAGCATTTCAATTAACCGCTCCATATTAATTACCTTTCCCTGCTCACCCCTTTGGCTTTCTCAAAGGATCGCATTGCTCCCAACCCCAGCATACCCATAAGTACCGGCATCATTTCAGCAAGCTGGATCATTGGAATCAGGACATCCGTGCCTGTCAGCTCCAAACCCATGTTAACAAAAGGAATTACAAGAAAGTTTCCTGCCATGCCCAACGCACAAATCCACCCGATTGCTGGCCTCCAACCTGCCACAAACATATTGTGGTGAGCAGCCTCAACCTTGTTGACCTCAATCTGGGCCATAACTTGTTGTTGCGTGTGCTTCTCAGCCATTGTCGCAATGTCATGCGACAGTTTTTCACGCAGGTCTTTGTCTGGAATGACTTTATCCAGCAAGGAAGAAATTGGACCAATGAGAGCACTCAGCCCGGAAAGCATAGGTTAGATAATAACCCAAATGATAATGCCAGCTACCAGCACTACAATGACTGCACCAATGTGGTGGTGCTTGCTTGTCTGAAATAATCTCCAGACAGGCCCACCTATTTTCGCTAATAAATTTTTAATCATCTGTCCACCTGTTAAGTTTGTGGGTGTCCACTGCTAATTGTCATTGCAAATTGAAGAACGTCCCAACAACCACAATCAACAAAATCCAAAAAACCCGCTCCCCGAATTTCACGGCTGGCGAAATCAGTTGGATTTTCTTGTCCATAGAATTCACGCGTTCTTCGATGTCCTCTTGGCGGTTAAAAATCGTCACCATACGCTCATCAATACGCGCAACAGTAATCAGAACGTCCTGCAAATCTGACCGCATTGATGGCTGTCTAGGGGGCATAACAAGTCCTTCCGTTAAAGCGTGGCTTGCAGCTCGACTATTTGTGCTTCCAGTCTAGCAATTTCAGCTACGGTAGGATCGACCCAGCCCTCAACCTCTGTCCACGTTGTGCCATCGAAGTTGTAACGATTACCCTTCCAATCGGCAGGAGCCGTTGCCCCTTCGTGAACAGTGGCATTGGACGAGTTCATATCACCAATATCGAAATCGTGACCCCCGTTATCCCGCACCTGAATCCTGTCTGCTGCTGGCGTAACTGTTACGCTGTCATCCAGCACATACGGACATCGGTTGTCCTCATTAAAAACTATTGCTTTACTCATTATGAATCTCCGCTTAAAAGAAGTGCTGTTGCTGAAGTTGCTAATCCTGCTTTTACTGATGGTGTACTCGCTGAAGTGGCAAAGGTTCCGTCCGATTGAACGTAGTAGTTAGACCCAATGGTTAAGCTGCTCAATCCTGCCACTGTGCCGCCCTGCACAATAATCGTACCCGTAGCTGAAGTGGATATTCCTGCGTCTGCTATACCTACGAAGTTTGTTGCGGTGAGGTTTGTTTCCTGTGTTTCCAGCTTACCAAGCACCACTGTTCCATCATGGTCATCATCTCGTACAAAAGTAACGCCAAAAATACCGTTTACACAACCAGCAGGGTATCTGGCCTGTGGAAATCCAGTAGCACTTGTATCCCACATTGTATAAACCGTACCCAGCGTTAGAGTGTTACTTGTGCTGCTGTCATCATAAGTTGCTGCGCGGGCCTCTATATCTTTTGGAACACCACCTCGCATATAAACGGTAACTAGCTGACCGGCTGTGGAATCGTTAAATAGACACGCCCCACCAGTTTCTATATCACCGCTGAAATAGGTAGTCGCTGTGCCTAAAGTGATGGTTGCACTAGCACCAGCGCCAGATAAAGTAACAATCTGAACCGTAGCATTGGAGCTAATTTCATAGGCAAAACCTGCTTTATTATCGTTATTAGGATCAAAGTTGCATAACGCACTATTCCCTCCACTACTGCCACCGCCCACATTAACCGCAGAGCTAATGGTTACTGTCGTACCAGAAATACCTCCGGTATAGGCATCGATATTCTGAGTAGAGTTACTGATATAATTGAGTATAAAAGTCCCTGCGCTGTTAAATGTAATACTTTGCTGCACACTATCCCTAACATCTGCCGCAGTTATCTCTGTTCCCAGAGTTATCACGTTGCCCACCATAGTGGCAGCAACCAACTTCGCAACTGGGCCACTATATATGTATAAAAACAATGCTGTTGCAGAAGCACTAGGATCAAAAGCCACGCACTGAGGCCCAGTTGTAACAGGTGCGCCGTTGTAAAGCTGTACTGCTGTACCCAAGGTAAATGCGGCAGAAGCCCCGCTTCCCGTGATTGTCGCTGAGACAGCCTCTATATCAGTAGCAGTGGCGTCATAATATTGAGCTAGTATCTGGTTCGTATTGGCTGGATCAAAAGCTACAGACACTGACCAAGTGGTATAGACACTCACAAGAACAGTAGATACGCCCCATGTAATGGAACTGCCGTCTTGCTCGCCAACAATAACAGAGGGGTAGCCAGTTGCATCGTTATAACCAATAAGCATCCTACCCTCTACTAAAGGATCAAACTGAAGGCTTGAATACGTTCTCGTAGCAGTAGCGTCCCATACAGAACCGGCTGTATCTGTAGTGATATAAGGTACGTCAAGAGCTACAGAAGCCATCCCCACCTGAGTAACCGTACCCGCGCTATTAAGGATTACAGGCTTCTTGGTTGTAATCGTTGCCGTGGCTGTCGCTTCAATGCTCTTTGCCGAGGCTCCCGCTGGGATTAAATCAGATAAATTGCTCATGACTGATACTCCAAGTCGATTGAGGTAGCCGACAGTGCGCGGCCTATCTTGACAGCAGGGGCAGTAGAGGTCGTACTTATGCTCCCGTCTGATTGACCATAATAGTCAGTACCGGGGGTCAGGCTAGTTACACCAGAAGTCAGAATACCTCCCTTGACTGTTACGTTTCCACTCGCCGCACTACTAATACTTTCCTCTGTCACCCCTATATATTCAGATACACTGTAACCACCGGGGGTCAGAGCTATATCTCTGGCTGAAGTATCCAGATTGGCGCTATAAGCAACATACACTTTAGTCGTGTCAGGATCATAGACTGCATTTACAGAGGTTCCGTAAATAGAATAGAGTGTAACAGGTGTCCATGACGTAACAGTAGTGCTGCTAATGGTGACCCCCGTGGCTTCTATTGCAGTTGCACCCGCATCGTAAAAAGCCAAAATAATCACGCCTGTACTCGTTGCATACGCAGGAGAAATAGCTTCGGTATTACCACTGTTAAAAACTACAGAAGTGCCAGCGGAAAAAGTCCCACTGCTATTACTAAGAACAAAGCAAGTTCCATAATTACTGTTTGCGCTATCTTTAAAGGCATACAACATTTTGTCATTAACAGTGTCATACGCCAGATTGCATTCATCGGCGTTTGCTGTTGTCTTTAACGCACCGCTCGTAGTCCCTTTAGTTACGACACTACTGCTGTCAACATCCACCTCAACCGCATACAAACCCGTTGAAATAGCATAGGTAGCGATTAATTTTGCGCGGTCAGGGTCATAGCCCAACCCGTATCTTCCAAAATAACCCGCAACCGAAGAAGTCAAAGCCAAAGGAGTTCCATAAGTAGGGGTGCTGCCAGCTATAAGTCCTACCACATAAGGATAACCACTGCTGTTTATATACTGGACTACAGGGATACCTACTGAGGGATGTTCTACTACACTAAAATCATGACTTACAGCAACGGAAAGAGTTCCCTTGCCACTTACGCTAACCGACCCTCCCCCCGAAGCCATCGTAATGTAATAACAGGTTAAATAGTCCGAGACAGCCTGATCTCTAAACGCTAAAACAAATTTAGCAAAAGCTGGCATATAACGACAGACCATCGCTTGAGGTGGGCCGCCGGGAATAACTATTTGCCCTTTCCCTGACCAGCTTATATCAAGACCAGATGCAGTTCCTATATACCCCTCTATAGCCGTACCATTAACGACACAAGCAAGGTACTTATCTTCAACAGGGTCGTAGTCCATTGCAAGGTCATCGGCTTGGTTACCTTCAATTTCTCCGGGGCTTCCAAGTTGGCCCGTAAGATCACCCGTAGCTTGTGGTAATTCAATTTGCCCATCAGTTTTAACCTGTACTATTTTCCCTGCACCAATAGTTTCAGCAGCAGTAAAAGTAACTTGCTTACCTGCTCCGGCAGGAAAAAGATCGCTAAGATTCGTCATCCGGTATAGTCCTTGATGTTAATCATGGTTGCCGAGAGAGCTTTGCCTAACAGTTGGGCTGGGGATGTACTGGTAGTTGTGATCGTGCCATCTTCCTGAGCGTAGTAATCAGAGGCAATCGTAAGGCTTGTCTGCACCTCGTTACGACTACCCCAAGTGTTGATCGTTCCGGTAGCAGTATCCAGAATAGCTCCTGAAGCTATGCCCAAGAGATTAGTTGCGGTGAGGTTGGTGGTAGTTGCTACGTTTTGAAGGACAGCCCCGTAAATAAAATTATCGGTTAATCCCCCAACAGTTGAACTGGGATTTATTATAAAAAGAACTTTTCCAGAAGTTGCAGTGCTTATACCTGCTCTTGGCGAGGTTGCGTTATCGCTATACGCTCTTGCCTCTGTATTGAAACTAATACTGGTTCCACTGACTGTTCCGTTAATGTAATAAAGGTAATTGTCAGTAGTAGGAGTAAAAAGAATATTTGTTACATTTGCCGAATCACCTCCGTAAGCACAACACACTGAAGCAGCAACGACAGCGGCGCTATTAAAAGCTACTGGGCTTCCAAAAGAAATAGAGGTCCCCGATACAGTTCCAACCGCCGCATACCCATAAGTAGTTGTAGTCTGTCTGGAAGCGGTGACTACTTTTTGAGCGGTTGAGTCATAGGTAATAGAGGTTGCGGTTGTATTGCCAGTGGTATATTGGGTAAAAGTACCTGCGCTCACAGTAGTCCCAGAAATGGTAAAAACAGCAGCTTTTCCGCTATTCGCGGTTGATTGATTCGCAAAAACTATTGACCCGGCATTTGAATCATAAGTAGAACAAAAGTGATTATTATTGACATGCCCACTTGTATTCCAGTTGTTCACAGTGCCAAGACTTATTGCAGTTCCAGTAACGGTGATGACCTTTGCACGACCGGAATTACTGGCTTCCCCTTGGCTTCCATAAATTACCAAACCCTTGCTGTCACCGACATTATAGGCAACTGTAAAATCCCCCATCCCTGTAGTTGAATCAACGGATACCGCTGTCCCGAAAGATATTGTCGTTGCCGAAACCTTTCCCGTAATTACATAAGTCTGAGCAGATTGAACTTGATAAGCAATAATGACTTGCTCTGTAACGGAGTCATAACAAATTGCTGGCTTATTATCAGCCGTTCCAGAGTAAGCATTTACAGGAGTTCCCCATGAGTTGGTTGTTCCCGATATAGTTCCGACAACGGCATACACACCCCCACTCGTAACATAAACAATAACCATTTTTCCAGAAGCGGCATCACGCACGCCAGCCATCCCGTACCCTATAGTCACAGCACCACTAGCGTCAGCGGGTGAACCAAGGGTTTCACTTCCAGCGGATTCACCCACCTCCGCAGCCTTACCCGCCGCCGTCAGGATCACAGGCTTACCAGAGGTTATCGCCCCGTCAGCCACAAAGTCGGTATTGTTCTGACCCCCGCCAGCAGGAATCAGATCAGAGAGGTTACTCATTTAAACGCTCCAGCCGATAGTCCCATCGATGTAGGTCAGTACAACCTCTGCCCAGTTTTTATCAAACGTCAGGTTACTTGCAGAACTGGCGATGTTTGAACCGTTGCGATCAACAGTGAAACTGGTAGTTGCTGCTGCGCCTGTGCCGTCCTTGATGGTTACTGTATCCCCCGCAGTGACTGAGACTGAGGTAGGCAGCGTAATCGTGATGCTACCAGCGGTAACAATAATGTAATCACGGTTGATAGCCGTATATCCGACCCCTTTCATTATAGGAACAATACCCCCTGATCCACCATTGGCATACGGTAATGCCAATGCGTCTTCTCCTGTAACTCCCGTAGTCAACGGAAGTCCTGTCGCACTGGTTAACGTACCGCTTGATGGTGTGCCTAAAGCTGGGGTTACAAAGGTAGGGCTTGTAGCAAAGACTAACGAGCCTGACCCTGTTTCGTCAGTTACCGCACTGGCAAGATTGGCTGAAGAAGATGTCCCTAGAAAGGTAGCAATACCCGTAGCCAAGCTGGTAATTCCTGTACCACCGTTAGCCGCTACCAAAGTACCCGCAATAGTAATAGTTCCAGAGGTGGTAATAGGGCCACCAGAAGTAGTAAGCCCACTCGTGCCACCTGATACTGCAACAGAGGTTACCGTACCCCCTACTTCTGTAGGATTTGCATCAAAGACAGCCGCTCCAGACCCAGCTCCATCGGTATACACCATCTTCTTTGAGCCACTAGCCACATTAATCGTAGCACCTGCACCCTGTTTGATCGTAATGATCTGGCTTCCGGTAGTGGCATTTTCAATGATCCACACCTTGGAAACCGTATTGGGAGCAAGTGTCAGGGTACGGGTCGCGGTTAACGAACCAGCGGAAGTGAACTTAAGGTACATAGCCCGTGTACCGTCTGCGGTAGCATCAGGTATTGTGAAAGTTTCATTGGCATCCGCCGCTACCTGTTTAGTGCCGTAACCCAGACCTTCACCGATAACGTTGGTTGAGGTGCCCCAGGTTCCATCCTCATCGCCGGTAGTGATCTCTTTAAGTCTTAAATTATTTACATACGTTGCCATAATTGTTTCCTATGCTGCTATGTCTATGTCTATCCAGTTAGGGGTTTGAGTGTCTGTAATGTCCACCCAATTTGGTACTTGTGAAACGTCTATGCTTGTCCAACCGCCACGTATTATGGTTCCTATTGCCCCTGTTCCTACTACCCCTGTGGGGAAAATATTTGCACTTCTTGTGTTTGTTACCGTCCCTATTGCGCCTGTGCCTACCACTCCAACTACAGTCAATATAACTGTAGGAGTTACCGCTTGTACAGCCCCAGTTCCAGCTACACCCGTGGGGTAAACAATCCAGTCGTAGGCTGGCGTTACTGTCCCTATTGCCCCTGTTCCTGCTACCCCAGTAACATCAAATACTGTACCAATACTAAAAGTAACTGTGCCTATTGCGCCTGTTGCTACTACTCCGTCGGGTACAATTGAATCGCTGGTGTTAGTACTAACACTGTTTATTTGTCCTACGCCTTGTACTCCAGTAAGCACAAAACTTGAAGTATTACTTATCGTACCTATTGCGCCAGTGCCTTCTACCCCCGTTGGGATAGTGAGGTTACTGTAACTTGTTATAACAGTACCTACTGCACCTGTACCTTGTACTCCTGTTGGGTAAGCTATACTGCTGTAACTTACAACAACAGTACCAATAGCGCCGGTACCAACTGTTGAGATGCCGTTAGCACCCCACGCTTCTT